AGTAAGGGTCGATCATTCTTTTGATCTGGCCCACCCGGGTGTTTTGCCTAACATCCTTATAAACCGAAATAGGCTCTACCCAACTAGTTACTGCTCGGTCAAATGACACAAAGACTGAGAGTGTGGAGTTGGATGACTTCTGCAAGGGCGATCCCCGAAATCTCACCATGATGCTCGCTGAAGGGCTAGTGTGTCACAAGTGGTGGCAAGGAATGAGTCTTCCTACCACCGAGAAAATGACTTGCACAACAAACTTATGAATTTCAATCTGCTGTGGTTAACCCCACGGCCAATATTAACTCAGCCGTTACGATGGCTACTAACGTAGAGTTCGCGGATGAAGACCGTGGACTTATCTACGATGAGAGAAACGCTCATGTGCTTAACGATAAGCCTGTGAGCAATACCTCTTTATCTGACTTCTTATCTAGACCAGTACGTGTATTTACAGGTACTTGGTCTGAAACAACTGCTGCTAGTTCTTGGCAAAACCTCAATGTTTGGCACCTGTTTTTTAACAATCAGTACATTAAGTACAAGATTAATAATTACGCCTTCTTACGTTGTAAGTTACATGTCAAGATCACCGTTAATGCTTCTCCTTTTTACTACGGAGCCATGCTAGCTTCCTACTCTCCTTTGGATCAGTGGGACGCGAGAAATGTTGGAAATGTTACAACTGAACCTATTGTTCGATCGCAACGCCCGCACGTGTGGGTTTTTCCTCAGAATGGCACTGGAGGTGAAATGGAGCTTCCCTTCCTGTCTCCTCGCGATTGGTTGCGCGTAAGCGTAGCCAACGATTTTACCAAGATGGGGACCCTTAACCTATTCATTGTTGATCAATTGGACAATGCTATTGGTGTAGGTGGCGATGCCACTACTGGGGTTTCCGTTCAAGTATTCGCTTGGGCAACAGAAGTAGAGGTAAGTGGTGCTACCACCCCTCTAGCTCTGCAATCTGGCAGAGTGAAAGATGAATATGGGAAAGGACCCATTTCAGCTCCTGCTAGTGCAGTGGCGAATATAGCCGGTAAGCTTGAGAAAGCGCCTGTCATCGGTCCATTAGCTACGGCGACACGGGTTGGTGCCAAAGCTGTCTCAGATATAGCTTCCCTTTTCGGCTTCTCTACTGTTCCGAACATTGATGCTGTGGATGGTCTTGCGCCTCGAGCGTTTCCCCATATGGCAAACGTCGGTATACCCTACCCACGAGAGAAACTATCTTTGGATCCGAAGAATGAAATTTCCGTTAACCCCCAAGATGTGGGGGATCATAGTGAAGACAACCTTAATATAGCTGAATTAGCTGGTAGAGAGTCTTACATGTCTACGTTTCAGTGGGTCACCACAGATGGCGTTGACACTACTCTTTATAGTACTCGTGTGACTCCTATGATGTTTTCCAACGCTGCTGTTGCAGGAGGAACGGTAGCTGCCGTGACCCCTATGGGGTGGGTAGCTGCTATGTTCCGTTATTGGCGAGGTGATATTATATTCCGTTTTCGGATTATAGCCTCCCAGTATCATAAGGGTCGTTTGCGTATAAGTTGGGATCCCACTGGGTTAGGTGGAGACAATATGTCTACCAACCCTAATACGATTCCACTTATCCAGACTAAAATAGTAGATATTGGCAAGTCTTCCGATATAGAGATTCGGATTCCATATCAACAAGCCACTCAATGGTTGGCAGTTAAGGCAGCATATGAAGATGCGCCTTTCGTATCTGGCAATAGACCATGGGTGAATGGACCAGCTTATGATTACCGTCCTGGTAGTGATAATGGTTATCTCCAGGTGCGTGTAGCTAACGTATTGTCTTCTCCAAATGAGAAGCCTACGGCAGCCAATGGTGTTCGCGTTTTAGTGTCGGTTAGGGCCGCAGACAATATCGAGTTTGCGAACCCAGACTTACCCGAAACTAACGGGTACTATTTCACGCCTCAGAGTGGCCTTTTTGACGAACTTGAGATGGGAGAGCAGACTGCGCCTCGAGCCACAGGATTATTATACACTGGGGAGGAGGTGAAGTCTCTTCGCACTTTGCTACAGCGTATGTCTCTTGTAGACATAATTGAGAGTCAAGGGACTAATATCCCTGATCCCACTGTTGCCAATGCGACTCATGCCATCTACCAGGCCACATTTACGGTCATTCCAGAATTACCTGGATATGATCCTTTTGGCAAGGATTCAGCTAGAAATCAAGCTAACACTACTAATGTTGATTACAACTTTAGCATGCACACTAATCTGGCTTGGGTCTATCCTGCCTTTGTGGGATGGCGTGGATCCATCAACTATACCTTCAATGGTAATCTAGATGGAAAGGCTCTTACCTCTATGCGAGTAGTTAGAGGTAACTTTGGCAATGTAGGCCAAGAACTGTGGTACACTACTACAGAAACTGCTCGATCCAAGGTGCGTTCGTTTTATAAGAACGTTATGAATAGCGGCAATGCCGGTAGCGCCTTGTGCAACCAAATGACCAATGCAGGACTTAGTGTCTCTGCACCGTGGTACAGACCCGTAAAGTTCGCTTTATGCGATCCTAACGTGCAAGATTACACAGATAAGGATGATTTCACAGGAGATACTAATCTCCGTTTAGAAATTGCATTCCCCCCGAAGGTGGATAATAACTCCACTCGAAACTTTGTAATCCATCGATACGTGTCTGTTGGTCCAGATTTTAACCCGGTATTCTTCGTGAATGTACCCCCCGTGTATTATTATGCCACAGACCCCCCCATACCATCTTAAATGGATGGGGAACAATTCCTAGTGTTCGGTGCTGGGTCCTCAAATTTGAGAAGGAGATTTTATCTCGATGTCATATCCGGTTCGGATTGACAGAGCCGGAACCTTTCTATGGCAGTCTTCGTTACAAGACCGAAA